AGAATACCTCACGACTCACTTTTGTTTTGTTGACATATGCACCGTGTTTAGAGGTGATATGCAGGATCTCAAAACCACGGTCTGTGAGTTGTTGAATCACATCAGATTGTGTCAACATGTTCCACAACACACGAGTCGATGGTGCAGCAACCAATACTTTGGATGCATTAGTTTCATCAAGTGTGTCAAGAATACTCAGGACAGTCTCACTATCAACCTGTGCAGCAGTATCCTTCTGACGTACAATGTCAGTCTCGTGAGTATGAATAGTGGGAGGAATGATCGAACCAGACTCAATCAGTTCTTGTGCAGGTACTTTCTCAATCACATCTCCGTACACAAAAGTATTATTCATACCGTTTGCATGTGGGTCACGATTGTTACGCGGAGTCGCAGTGAAGTAATACGAACGACGCGCAATCATGGACGCAGATGCAACAGACTTGAAGAAATCTCTGCGGGTGGAGTTGTGTGCTTCATCACAATACATGATGTCAATGTCAATACCTGCACTCACAACCTTGTTCAAAGAGTTGTAAGTAGTGAAGATGATGCAAGATTCGGATGCAGCACGTGCAACGTTGTTAAACATTGCGATCTTATCAGATTTAGTGGAAGAGAAATACTCAGTCTCACCACTGTGAACATGACAAACATGCGTCCATGTGCGAGAGATTTGTTCCATGAACTCACTGCAAAGTTGGTTTGCAAGGAGAATACGTGGAGAAACAACTACGATGGTTTTAGGACCACTCTTCAGAGCGTTGATTGCATCAACAATCATGCACAGAGTCTTACCACCACCAGTGGGAACAAGGATACGACCCTTGTTGGTTTCCTGCATCTTGGTTACGATGCGGGTTTGGTGGGAACGAAGAATCATCCAGTACGTCTCTCAATGTAGCTAATATACACGAAAACCCCCTTGGGGTCAAGGGGGTGTGGACAGTTCGTCATCAGTCCAGTAGGTGCTTGTAATTGTTTAAGTTCTCCATCCACATCATATTGTAATCTTCTCCCTGTTCAGTTTGTCCCCATTCTCTATACTCTTGTACAAGAGCAAGAATATCAAGCCAACGGTTTTTCCTCTCCAACTTCTCGATACGTACCTCAATACTGTCGAGATGATTGTCAATCACTGCACCTGCATTTTCCTTGAGGTTAGCGAATAGTTTCTTGTTACTTGCCATTTTTGTAGATTTTGTAAAGACCGTAGATGATACCACCAATCAGGAAGATTGGCCACATGGAGATAACTAGGATTAAACCTGCACCGGCAGCAAGTAAGACAAGACCACCGAATGAACTAGAAAGTCCTCCACTACTAGAATCATCGTCATCATCATCATCATCGATACCATTGAATCTAGTTTGTAGAATCTTACCATCGTACATCTCCTCACCCTGAGAACGTGCCTCAGAATGTGTGATGCATCCAGGTACTGGCATCCATTGGATTCGTCCGTTCTTTTGTAGTAGAACTTCAAAGTTTTTAGTAGACATCAGAGAGTACCTGCGTTGTTAATGAACTCTTTAGCATCACTTACAGTATCGAAATTGCCAATAAAGATATACTCAGGTCCACCATCGGTTTCAACTTCCTTTTTAATCGAGAAACCACCATTCTCTTTGTCCTCGTAAATAGCACCGATGATTTCACCATTGTTGTAGACCACTTCATTGTAAAGGACAAAGTTGAGATTACGACGGTATTTGATACCAGTCGTGTTTTGGATGTGCATCATATCAAAAAATTGGTGTTTCTCTCAACATGGCTAATATACATCAGATTGGTGTCTTGTGGAGGAATGGTGGACAGTTCCTGAACTGTCATATGAATTGTAGTTTTTAAACAGTTTGGAGTCACGCTCTGCTAAAAATAGCAGATAGCATGTGAGAGCGACAACAGTAAAGATACCACTCAAAAAATACTGAGTAAACTTCATTATAGTGGTAGCAGTTTAGTAGATGAGATGATTAACAAGAACGTGAGCATGATTACCACGTCCCATGATTTTGTTCTGATGAAGAATGGCACTGAGATAGCATCACCAATAAACTGCATAATCACTCCTAATGATAGATTTACATGTAGGATGATGAAATATGCAGTGACCACAAGAAATGATCCTACAATTCTACCAACTGTGTCAATCTTCAAAGTTCCTCCAACATCTCATCCATTTCATCAGTATCAACATCATCAGACAACCATGCAATACCGTCTCCAGTGATATACTCACCGAACTCATCAATATAACGTTTTGCCCACTTACGATAACCGAGGTTCTTATTCTCTTTAGCGTGACGGTAGATCATCTCATCATTACCAATCCAAAGAGCAACATTCCAGGTGGCGTGATTTGCCCAACCGTTGTATGTTTCTGTGTCAGTCATCGTGGAAGTGGTCATCAGTGGTGTTCCTCTCAACATGGCTAATATACACGAAAATGGACCCCATACAACTAGCCTTGTGACACTTCGTTGACTGGCATAGTGGTGTAGGGAGTAACTAATGCTTTATCCACAACTTTACCAGGTTTCTTTGCATTAATTGGTGCATGAATATTACCAGTCTTCTTGTTGATGAAACCCCACACAGTTTGTACCTCTTTGCCCTCTGCATACACATACTTAGTATGATGTATGAGCATCACTCGTTTGTACTTAGTGTTGAAGTCCTCGGTGAGATAACTAAAACCCTTCGGCGCATTGAATTTCATGATGTGGATTGTTTATGTTGTGGGGTACATCAAAGACTAAAGATATTCTATCAATATCTCCTATGTTCTTAGCACCATGTTTGATCTTGTTATTGAACCAGAAGAATGTACCTGGTTCTACTATCATAGTCTCATCACCAACATAATACTCATATCGAGATTGTAGTGATAAATGATATCTATCTTTCGTCAAATAATATGCGCCTTCATCTATATGCATACCAACAGAATCGCCTGGTTTTAATCTAAAGAATGCTGCACGACCTGTATTATTGATATTGTTTTCTACTAGAAACTTTCTCACTTCATTGTAGTGTGAATAGAGAGGAGTTTCTTGCTGTCTATCTACATCTTTTGGATTCTCTCCACGTCTCACCCTCGCCCATACTAGTGGCAAAAATCCATACGGATCTTTATCACCGCCAATACGATTGGGATTTAGAGATGATACCCAATCCCAATCATCAAAGTTATCATTAACTTGATTTAAGATTGGTTTAGGATCTATACCAGTTTTGATGATAACTATATTCTTCATGAGGTTAAGATCTTATCGTATAATTTGTCAAATACTTCTTTATCATAGTTTGCATGACCAGAATCAATACCATATTCCCACACGTCAATCATAATTTCCTGAAGAAGAACAAGTTCTTCGTAGTCAAGATTAGAAATAGAAAGAGTAGTTGTCATCATGTTAGTTAGTAGCGTAGGTTTGTGCGATAGCATCAGATTTGAATCGTCTGCATAACTTAAACAACAGTTTTAAGTCATCCTTAATAACATAACGGAACGAGTCTGATTCAATCACAAAGTTGCCATCCTCCAACCATACTTGAGGAAGTTGTTTTTTGTAGATTGGGAAGTCAGTTGGCATGATGTTAGATAAGGATTTACAGTGAGTGAGGGGAATCACCCCACACATGCCATGGGAGCATACTCAGAACGTGGCATCTTGTCTAGGTTGTAGTTAGTTACCTCAGCACCGTTAGCAATACGTGATTCCCACTCATTACGTGCTGTCAATGCAGTCACAGTGCTATAAGACTTAAGACCATTAGAATTGAATGTAACACGCTTATTGAAACGTTTAACAACTGTAATCATACCTTTGGTCTCATCTGCTTCTGCGATGAATGCCTCAGGAAAGAAGTCAACAGTGGTGACGAGTGTAGTGAGTTGCATGTGGTGTTTGTCTCAACATGGCTAATATACCACCGCCTAAGGGGTCTGGGAGCGTCTGTGTGACACTTCCTGACCTGTCCTATGCATCTGGAGTCAATGAGTCATCAGTTACCAAAAAAGATGCAGCGTTATCTCTTACATAGTCAGAGAGTAGTTTGCTAATCTCTTCTTCAGTCATACTATTCAACCAAGACCATTTCTTATCATTGGAATCCCATTCAAGAGAAAATGTTCCATCATCATTTTGCATGACCTTTAAAGTATCTTCTGTCATAGTTTAACTCCAGCGGTAGTATTTACTACACGGGTATAGTTTTGAAGTGTACCTTCCTGTAAACATTTAAGATGCCAACGTGTCACTGTTAAACATCCTTCATATTCTTGAGCAGTGATAAAGTTAGCACCAAGTGGTTCTTTAAGAATACTAGTATGCAACCCATATCTAGTTTCTTTAATGTAAAAAGCATCATCAATCCACTCAACATTCTCTGGGATGTTCTGTTCTATTGTAGGATTAGAACCCAGAGAATCATGCAAAGTGGGTATTCTATTGGTTGTCTTCTGGCGTTCCATCTTCTCCCTCCTTCACTTTGTTAAATCCAAATGGACCTGCTGATTTTTCTTCTAGTGCCACCTTCAGTGCAACACCACCGATCGCTTCCATACATTTAAGAATGTCTTCTGTCTTAGAACCTTCACCAAGTTCTTTAGCGACATACCAATACTTTGGCCAAAATGTTTGACCCGCCAATTCATAATCTTCAAGTGTGAGTAGTTTCATTTTTCTGTTTAATTTTGTAGTGTAATTGTTTCTTTAATGCCCGTTTAAATTTCCACTTATCAAACGTTAATCTAGGATACATTGTCGTCAAGATCCAAATTCTTCTAATGTTGATGTAAAGTAATCTAAGTTTTAGATCAACATATGCAGCAACATTTGGATCTAATATCATTAGTGCTGCACCTATAGCAAATATAGTTAGTAGCACATAATAATATAGTATCATGACTGAAACTCCTGATTTCGTCTTTCATCAAGATATGTAATGATTTCTTCACGCCATTCCATTAATTCATTGAAACACTCTTGGTTGTGAGCACATGATCTAAGTTTGGTATCTGGTTTTAATACACTCTCGTAAAAGAGTCCAAGTGCATCTTTACGTTTTTGTAATTTGGAGTCAGTCATAGTTAATTGT